ACAGGCTACCTGCTACAAGAGCGTTACCATCGTTGTCCACTACAGGCTCAGTAGCTGTTGTGAAGACACCTAAGTACCTGTCATCAAAGCTATCAAAGGCTGCAAGTGCTGACGCTTCTGCTGCTTGTGCAGCCGTAGCTGATGCCGCAGACGCTGTTGCAGATGTTGCAGATGCTGCTGCCTGTGTACCAGCATTAGTGGCTTCTGTTGCAGCCTCGTTAGCATAGTGCTTTGCTGAGTAGTCAGTAGTTGTACCATCGCTGAGGGTATATTGAGTACCAATAGGATGGATAGCAAGCTTAGTAGCATCAGGGATAATAGCCCCTGTAGCTGCTGTCACGGCTGCGTTAGCCGCTGTAACGGCTGCTGTAGCTGCTGCTGATGAGATACCGTCAGCGTAAGCCTTAGTAGCCCCATCAGTGGAAGAAACAGGAGTACCTACGTTCTTGATGATGTTACCACCAGCATCCCACTTGTTGTCAGTGTCTAGTGCGATAGAGTCAAGCGCACGATCTACAGACTCCTGTGCAGCGTGGAAGACCTGAATAGCTGAGTCATCCAAGTCTTCCTCAGTTAGAACTGAGCCAGAGGCAAAGTCAATTGCACGTGCTGCAAGGTCTGTAGTACGCCGTACCTGTACCAGTGTGTTTGTAGCTGGTGCAGATGTTAGTTGTACAGTGGAGCTAGAAGGAAAAGTTAGACCTGTTTTTGATATGATAAAGCCATTTCTTTTCCTTAATTACCTAATTCATTGGCTGTGTGATTTAGAATTTGCCTAAAGCCGTAAAGAGATTGAAGAGGGGCAAGCCTTAGAAACTTACGCCAATCGTTTTCAGACCAGTCCTTGCCTTGAAATAAGTATTCACCAGCGTTCCAAAGAGATTGTCCGGCTGCTTCACCTATACCAACTACAGCAGGTGTCATCATAGAAGAGTTATTTTGCCCTTGTCCTACGCTTGTAGCTACAGAGTACAGAGTACCAAATAAAGAAAAAGCTCCGATTTGACTCAATGATCCCGCTATTCTTCTGTCTAGTGATAAGTTATCTTTAATATACTTTTCCCTATCACTACGTCCCTCTGCATTAAGATATACTCTTGCTGTGTAAAGTAAGCTGCCTTGTAAAGCAGCAGCCATCATAATTTTACCAACAGACATATAGTCACCTCTAGCACCCCTAACAGCTAAACGTGCTGCTTGTTGTTCCATAGAAGCCAAGGGAAAGCTTAGAAACTGAAAGTAAGTCTTACCTAATTCACTACGGAGCCACGGATTACTTGATCCTATATTCATCTCTTGAACACTTTGCCTAGCCTCTTTAAAGCCAGAGGCTTGAAAAGCTTCTCTACCTTCATCACTCCATCCAGCTAAGTTAAGCTTAGTTACACGCCCACTCTTAGTAACAGTAGAGTTTGCTTTCATGTCCCTCATAATAGCTTTGATTTTATCTTCATCTAAGCCAAGCTGTTCTAACTTAGCAGGATGAAAAGGCATCTTACCTGTTTTAAGAGCAGAACCCCATGCGTTAGTATATTGAAGCATGGATAATCTACGTAGGGTTTGTGTTACACCCTGTAGTCCAGACCAATAAGCTACTTTTTGTTGTGCTTCTCCTGCAAACTTACCAAAGCCTGATGCTTCAGGAGCAATGACACCCTCAAGGTTAGAGTTTTCATAACGATTAAAGTTATTAAATCTACCCATAGCTACTTCATTACCTAATCCTAGTCCTTCAACAAGTTCTTGAACTACGTTGTCAGATAGTTTTCCATTAGCAGCATCTGTCATAAGCTTCCTGTAGGATGGCATACTCTTAAGCATGACCATAGTACTAGTTTCAAACAAAGCGTTAGAGAGTTCCATAAGAGCCGACATACCTGACATACCCATACTAACAGAGAAACTAAAAGCTCTCATAGCCATATTAAAGTCAGCCGTACCTTTTCTTACATCACCCCTATGGCCTAGTCTGCCAGTAATACCATCATAAGCAAACTCTACACCCATTAACGAGTCGTTAATTTCAGCATCATTTAAGCCTTTAGCAACACCCTCATCTCTAATAGCTTTCTTAACAGACTCAAAGCCGGAGCCTAGAGTGTTAGTATCAATACCTGAACGAGCAAGTCCAATAGCACCGCCTAGCTGAAAGATATAATTATTGTGAAGTTGTGTTATATCTTCTTCTAGAAGATCATTAAAACTTAAGTCTTCTAGTTCACCTGTGGTTTCATTCTTTACCTTAATAGTGGTAGACTCATCTAGAACCATACGAGGCCGTGTACGCTTGTGTCCTTTAACTCTTGCTTTAGCTGAGAAGGCTTCAATCAAGTCCTCAATAACATCGTCATCAAACCCTACACCCTCTTTACCCATAGCTTTTTTCAAGTCTTCTAGGTTCATCTCAGATGCACCACCCTTGTAAGCTCTGGGATTTACAACAGACTGTGCGTATCCCCTAGCATAACGAGAGACTTGTTCCTTTACTTGAGCGTCTGTTATTTTCTTCTTACCTTTTTTAGTTAAGGCTTTTCTTACATTAGCTTCAATGTTAGGCTGTGCTTTACGGATAGCTGCCTCAACTAGTTTGGTTACAACATCCTCTGTACCTGCACCAAAGCGAGTTCTTATACTAGTAATCTTCCTATCATTAAAGATACGAGGTAAGTAGTGAGTGTGTTTGCCTAGTATTTCAGATGTAAAGCCAGCGGCATCATCTTTAATAGCCATACGTGCTAACTGATCCTGCTGCTTTACCACTAAGTCTGCTAAAGCTTTGACATCTGGATCAACTAATTCATCAATACCACGTGCAGCCCTTGAGACTAATACCTGAAAGTCTGCTAAGTTACCACCAGTACGCTTCTTCCATGATGTAGCAGTGTTATGAAACATTACCATGTAAGGACTTCTAAACTGTGCTGAGATAATTTCTTGATGCTCAGAAGCAGAAGTTTTAGTAGCTACACGTTTACCATCAGGTCCAACCTTATAGCCAGTACTGTTCATAACAAGAGAAGCACTTGTACTACGTACTGTATCCAGCTTAGATATCCCATCTCTAAAGCCTGTAGAAATCATCTTACGTAAGAAATCTAGTCCTGTAACTTTGGTTACTATGTTTTGTCCTGCTATCTCAGGTACAAAATCCTCACCTGTCTTAAGCTTCTCAGTTAAAGATTTCTTAGGTACTACTGATTCTAAGTCATTTAAGGAAGTAGAAGAGTCTATTTCTTTTTTAATCATGCGTAAGGTAGTTGCATCATTATTAAAAACTTTATAGAACCCTTCTTCAGCAGTAGTAAGCTTTTCGTTATTAGCTATTTTAGCAGAGATATGTGCGGCCTTGCCTCTTTTTCTAAAGGCAGCAGTAGCTGCGTTCATACCACCACCAGCCGCTGCTCCGAAACCCATAGCCATGAGTACGTCTTGACCAGTATAATCATAACGATTAAGACTACGTAAGTATTCAAAGGCTCCTGCTTCTACAGAACCAATCATAGCTCCTGTACGAAAGGCTCTTACCTTGTTATAAGCTTTAGCCGCTTTAGCACTAGCACCAGCTACTGTTAAAGCAGTACCAGTTACAGGAGCAAGAGGACCAGTAACGGTAGAAACAGCGTAAGAAGTAGCTGCAACTGCTGCTACCTCTTCTGTTAATTCAACCATTACTTGAGCAGTAACGCCCTTCCAGCCAGCTTTATTTAGCTCTGAAAGTCTCTCTTGTTCTACTAGGTATTTCTTACTTAAAGCCTCTGCTCTAGGAAGACCATACTCACCTGCTGTTTTAATTACTTCTTCATAAGCGTCCTTATTTTGTAAAGGATTTACATGAGCCTGTAACCATTCATCTGAAAGCTCTGACACTCCCTGCTCAGAAGGAATAGGATTAGTGGTTTTATTAAGACTTTCTAATCCAGAAACAATGACAGAACTTTGTTGTATAGCTTCAGGGATGCTTTCAAAGAAACCTATTTCTTCAGTGACTTCTCTTTCTTTAGCCCTTGCTAATTCTCCTTCACCTACTAACTGAGCAGGTTGGGCTTTTGCAGGGTCTGTTACAAACCCCAAGCCTTTAAGGAGTTCTTGACTACTTTCTGCCATTTAAATATTCCTTTTTAATGTCAACCACCAAGCAATTCTTGCTGTCTTTTTACCATAGCATCAATGTCTTCCTGAGTAATATCATCTGTAATTGTAGCAGAGTTAGCTCCAAACTTACCTTCTAATAGTCTTTTAGCAGCTAGCTTTTTAATCTTATCTGTATTATTCATAGCGTCAACTGCTCCAACAGACCCAAGATTATAAACAGGGCCACCGCCTTTAGTAACAATTTGAATATCTAGTAAAGCTGAGTTATCTTTATTGTTAATCCACCTAATACCAAACTCACCAGCACCGCCTGTTGCACTTTTAAATATATCTTTAAACTCTTTTAACTGTGCAAGCTCTGCTCCTAAGTCTTGTAGGTTTTGTACAGCGTTAGGTACTTTAGATACATCTGTATTATAGATACGTATGGTAGTCTTATTACCAAGACCATCTTCAATAATAGGATTATCTTTAGCATATTCCTGTGTTGCATAAGTTACTGCGTCATCTACAGGTATACCACCTTGGATTAGAATAGTAGCGTGTTTTTTAATGTCTGCTATGATTGGAAGAGTGTTGTATGTTTCAGATAAGTCAGTAACAAGAGGATTAGTTTCGTTAATCTCTGATTGAATAGCAGTTGTTAATTGATTAGCTGAAACTGTTAGATCAAGTCTAGCACTAGAACCTGCAAGTAAAGCTGAAGTAATATCCTTTACTTCAATAGGCTTGCCTTCGCCCATCTCATCATCAGGTGCTTGTGTTACCACGTTACCCTGTGCATCAGTAAGCGTTGTCATAGGAAACCGATCAACGTCTTGTGTATAAAACTTTACAATTTCATACCGTTTTCTTGCTTCTTCTGATGGAAGAACTTTATCTAAGGGTATTCCTGCTGCTACCAGTTTTTGTATTTCAGTGATAGACTCTTGAGCAATAAGCATGTCCTGAGTATTACTAGGTGCTGACGTAAAGAAGCGTGAGCCACTAGCAATTATACCCTTTGAAACTGCTGGCACAAGACCACGTGGACCATACCATCTTGCGAGTTTTTCTTCACTACTTAAAGAACCATACTTAGCTTCAAAAGCTGCTGTCTGATCTTTCACTGTAAAAGTGTAGGATTTATTATCAGAAGCTGTAAATGTAATAGGACCAGTAGTATTCATCAGTACATTATTAGATATATCTTGCTCAATAGTAGTCTCAAGAAAGGCTTTCTTCTCTGCATCTACAACAAAGGTAAGATTTTTCTTAACAATAGAAGCAACCTTATCAGAGTTCTTTGCATCGTTTAATGCACCCTCTTTTTTAAGCCATGCCATGACACCATTATCAGCACCTATTTCTGCTGTTCTGTTGTCCTGAGTGTCTAGCAATGTTTTAATAAGAGAGTCCCTGTCTACAATATTATCCTTTACAGCTTTATCTAGAAACTCAATAGTTGCCTCAGTAGTAGTAAAATTAAATGAAGCAGTTGTTACACTGTTTACTACTTCTGCTTGCTGAGTATCAATAATATTAGCCATATGTTGCTTAGTAAATTTAGTGGCTATCTCATTAGTCAAAGCTTGCTTATACCTTAAAGTATCAGCTTCATTGTTTGTTTTTGCAAACTCTTCTACGGCTTTATCTATGGTATCTTTAGTAAAGGATTCCAATGCCTCAGAATCTTTGTAATAAAGTTCTGAGTTTCCTTTTATGGTAGCCATAGCTATGTCTGATACTAAACCAACACTAGTTTTGATGGTAGTATCTAGAGCAGTAGCAGCTTTTTTCTTTAAACCTACGTCACGCTTTGCATTAGAATTTTGAATAGTAGCCCAACTAGCTAAATCATCTTTAGTTGTGGTTTGCTTCTCAGTCTGTAGCCACTCAGACATAACGGTTGAACCACGTGGTAAACCATCCTCTCCTAGAGTAGAGGCCAATGTAGCTTCTGTTTTACGTACTAAGTTATTTACTTCTGTCCAAGTAATAGTAGGGTGTGTAGAGATGAACTCAGTAGTCTTCTTTTGCATTTCTGCTAAGGCAGCTTCTGGGCTTAAATTACCAGCGTTAGCTGTAATAATCAAATCTTTAGATAGAATATTAAGAGACTTATTATTCTCATGCTTTTGTTTAGCAGGGAGAAAACCTTCCTTAAAGAATTTTAAGTTACCGTATTCTACATCACGTTTGACAGAAGCAATGACTTCAGAATCAATACCTGCTTCTTCCATTTTTTGGAAGTGACCTTCAAAGAAAGCCTGTCTATCTGCGGTAAGAGTGTCAGCCCCTGCTTCTAAGTACTGCTCTGAGTTTTTATCAAACTCGTTACCAGCCGTAGCTAACAAATCATAAGTAGCTACACGTGCTTCTTGAGCTTGTCTTGCTATAACACCGCTTTTGATAGCGTTGTTTCTTTCAGCTATCTGCTGTTGTTGTAAGGCCGCTTGTTGTTTTATGGTAGGAGTGATGCCTTCCATAAAAGTTGCTAGTGGGTTTTTTGTTTGTTCTTCTGCTGGTCTAGTATAAGTTTCAACTGCACGTGCCACAGGTTGAACAATAGATTTACTAGTATCCAAAGGAGAAACTACTAATCTTTTCTTAGCCATGTGGTTTCCTTACTCAAAAAATAATGTATTAGAATTAGGTAATACAATAGGATCAAAACCAGTTTGGTATGTAGAAGCATCAACTGCTGCCGTTGCTCTTTTACCTAATAAGATATTAACCTCATCCTGAACTGCCAACTGTCGTGCAGCTACTGCTTCAATAGTTTGAGACTCAGCAGCTTTCATTCCACCATAGGCTTGCACTCCTGCTGTGGCTACTGCCGCAAACAAAGAAGGCTCCTGTCCACGTGGCATAGAATCAATACGTTGCTGTGCTTCAGAACTTGCACCCATCTTTTCTAATTGAATTTGATTACGTAGTGCCTTAGTTTGTTGGTTTATTGTAGTTGTTGTACGTAACCTAGCAGTTTCAAACTGTTCAATAGAATTATCAATAGAACTACCACCCTTAAAACCTGCTTCACCAGCAGCTACTTTAGCTGTTTCGGTCTTAATCAAAGAAGCAATAGCTAACTGTTCTTTCTGCACTGCTGCCGCTTCTTGTTCTTGTAGCATACGAGTATTAAGGGAGCTAATTTTTAAGTCTCTGGCTATTCTAAGAAGGGTTTGTTACCAACACCCCACGTGTCATGTCTCTTAATGAATATACATCCTATGTATCTTAACCAGTTTAGTGCCACTGTATACTCAGCGTCACAGGCATTGGTTAGTACTGGATATTTCTTGTTTACTTTGTTAATCCATGTCAGAGAGTCACGCATAAATTGTCGCCAAACTTTCTTTAGTGGAGGAGCAGTCAGTAGCCACGGTACACCTGTTATATCATCTATACCTACTACACCATACATGCCAGCTAGTTCACCTGTATCGGTTACTACAATAGTCCAACATTCTTCTGACTCATCTAGTCCCTGCTGCAAGGCATCCTTGACACTGCCATGTGAGGCTAGTACTTCCTGTGTATCTTCTGGTCTTAAGTTATTTGCCAGATGGTCTACATCAGCTTGAGTACTTGCTCTCACATGAAGTTTCATTACATTCTCCTTGAACGTAGGACAAAGAAGCCTTCCCATTCTGCCGACTGGAAGATACAGGGAAGAT